TGGAGGATCGCTGCCTGTCAGCCCAAATTATTCTCAATTTGACGCTAAATCCTCCCTGTTAGGCATAAGTGTCCCCAGGATCAGCCCTGTTAGCGTTAAAACGCTGGATTATCGCTATGGGAATGCGCTGATCAACTGGGCAGAGGAGGTTCTAAAGATAGACCTACTGCCCTGGCAGAAGTTCCTGCTCAGAGAGGGCCTGGTCAGAGTCAACGACAAATTCCGCTATCGGACCATGCTGGCTGTGGTCGGCAGGCAGAACGGTAAGACCCTGGTTACCGCCATCAGGGTGCTGGGAGGGATCTGTCTGTTCGGTGAGAAGTTCGTCCTGGGCACAGCCCATAACAGGACTGTCGCCCTGGAAGCCCTGAACTATGCCTATGACCTGGCTGTCACTGCAGGGCTGCCTGTAGGCAGAATGCGCAGAGGTGAGGGCAGGGAAGAATTCTACCTGGAAGGTGGTCGCTACAAACTGGTCTCTGGGTCCACTGGTGGCGCTAGAGGGCTCTCAGGAGTGGATCTGGTGGTGATGGATGAGCTCCGCCAGATGCGTACCTGGGAGTCCTACGCAGCACTGGATAAGACCAGGAGAGTGCGCAGAGACGCCCAGGTCTGGGCCATCACCACAGAAGGGGACCTGTCCTCAGTCGTGATGAACAAGCTGCAGACCATAGGCAGAGATGCCATTGAGGCAGGCCAGGAGAGCCCTGTGGGCTATTTCGAGTGGTCGGCCCCTCCAGGAATGAACGCTGGTGATGTCAGGGCCTGGGCTCACGCTAACCCTGCCCTGGGTTACCTGCTGGATGAGGATGTGGTCAGAGCAGAGTTCCAGACAGACCCTCCCAGAGTGTTTGAAGTGGAGGTGCTCTGCCGGAAGGTGTCCCAGATCAGTGGCTGGGTGGAACCAGCAGAATGGGATGCCTGCGTCACAAAGGATCAGTTCCCCATAGACCAGCCGTTCGTCCTGGCCGTAGACGCTGGCCCAGAGCTCCGCCACGTGAGCATTGTCGCCGGAGCTCTCGTCTCGAGAGTGCACCATCTCGAGCTGGTGGAGACCTTTACAGGCCCCTACGCCCTAGAGCATGCTGAGCAGCGTCTAGATGGGCTCCTAAGCCGCTGGAGCCCTGCCGCCCTGGTCACCACCCAGAAGTCCCCCTGCGAGCCCTCTGTCGCTCGTGTAGCCAAGTCCTGGAGCATCCCCCATAGCGCTGTGAGACCAGCTGAATGGGCCAGGGCCTGCAGAGCCTTCTACGCAGCAGTGAGGGCCAGGCAGATCAGTCACCCGGGAGGCACAGGCATCGCTGCTGCTCTGGCTCTGACAAAGAGAGGACCTGATGGGCTGGTGTCCCAGGTTCACCGAATCAATGACAGTGCCGACAATGATGCAGCTCTGGCTGCTGTGCTTGCCCTCTGGGCTCCTACACAGCTCAAATCAGAGCCAGCCCTAGCCTGGACAATCTACTGATGCACGTCAGGCGTAATCTGCTCTGGGTTATCCAGCTGGCCAGCCTAGGCATCATTCTCATTGTCTCTTGGAGGCTCCTGGACAGAGAAGTCTGGGCACTGCTGGCAGCCTCCATCACCCTGTTCGGCTCTCTGTACGCAGAGCACAGGACCCTACCTCCAGAGGATGAGTGATGGCACTGCTAGAACTGCTCCAGAGGGCCAGGACTCCCACTGTCAGAAAGACTGCCATACCTCACCAGAATCTGCAGAGCCTGGGAGTCTGGCAGCACTGGTCAGGCTATGAGACCAGCCTGCTCCCTTATGTCACAGAGGACCAGGTGCTGGGGCTCCCTGTAGTGGGCGGGTTCCTGAACATCACCACCAGTCTCCTGCTCCAGATGCCTCTCCATGGCTACCGGCAGGCCACTCCGATACCGAATGACCCTGCCATTCTCCAGAATCCCACTCCAGGGCCACAGCGTACGTTCGCAGACTTCATCAGTGAGTACCTGCGAGACATGTTCCTGTTCGGGAACTATGTCGCTGTGCTGGGACCCAAGAACAGCTATGGCTGGCCTGACATCCTGGTCCCAGTGCCTGCTGGCCAGTGGCAGATCCTGACCGATGGTGGTGACTATCACTACCTGATCAATGGCCAGAGCTACCAGCCAGAGCAGGTCTTCCATGTAGCCATGAATGCGCTCAATGGAGACCTGGTAGGCAGAGGAGTCATGACCCTGTACCCAGGGCTGGTGGCCAGCAACGTGGCTGCTGAACGCTGGGCTGCTGCCTACTTTGAAGGCGGAGCAGTACCCCCAGGCGCTGTGAAGCACCCTAACCCTGAGCTGACCCAGGCCCAGGCAGACAGCCTCAAAGCAAAAATGAAGGCTGTGGCCATGGCCAGAGAATGGGCCATCCTGCCTGGTGGCACAGAGCTGGAGGTGCTGGCTTCTGATGCTGAGAAGGCCCAGCTGAACGAAACCAGGAAGCTGAACGCTCAGCAGCTGGCTATGGCCATTGGAATCCCTGGTGCCCTCTTGGGCCTGGACTCTCCCAGCCTGACCTATCGCAACATTACTGATGTGTTCCAGCAGTTCATCACCACCACTGTGATGCACTACCTGGTCCCCCTGGAGCAGCAGATGACCCTCCAGTGTCTGCCCAGAGGGACTCATGCCAGGTTCTTCCTGGGTGCTGTGCTCAGGCCTGACCTGCCCCAGAGAGTGGACCTGGCTATAAAGAGTCTCCAGGGTGGCCTGTTCACCCAGCAGGAAGCCAGGGCCTTCTTCAATCTGGGCGCTGTGGAATTCATAGAGAATGTGCAGGAGGAGGTAGATGTCCTGTGATGGATGGCCTGTATATCAGAGCAGTAGCCTCAGAGCTGGAAGTCACAGGTGACGGTAGGACTGTGACTGGCCTGCTGGCTCCCTACAACACTCCAGCAAAGGTAGATGATGGATTCGGGCCTTACTGGGAGATGTTTGAGAGAGGATGTTTCGCCAGAGCCCTCAGAGGGAATGCCAGCTACCTGAGACTCCAGCTGGAGCACAATGGCCACTGGGTAGGCAGGGGAAGTGTCTGGAGAGACAGCGATCAGGGCCTGGCTGCCGATATGAGGCTGGATGACACTGAGGCAGGCAGAGAGGCAGCGTTCAAGATTAGAGATGGTCAGACCCCTGGGCTGTCTGTGGCTTACAGGCTCAGTGAGGACCCTCAGGGCAACGTCACCAGGACAGTGGACGGAAAGAGAGTCACTGTCCGACGGAAGATTAAGGCTCTCCACCATGTAGCTCTGTGCCAGTTCCCTGCTTATGCCAGTGCCCAGGTGGAAGCTGTGCGCAGTGCTCCAGCGGATGGGCCTCCTGAACGTCTGGCCTACTGGCAGGACTGGACAGCCAGGGTTCGTCGCTCTTGACCAGCTCTCGGCTGGAGTGATACAAGAGCTATCGCTGGGGACCTTTCACCATCAGGTTCCACACCTGCACTGGGCTCTTTCGTCCAACCACCTTCGGGCTTCAGTGCAGGTCCCCAGCAACTGGACATGACCCAGGCAGTTACAACTGCCTCACCCATGTCAGAACCTATTCGTACGTTCTGACTGGAGTAGTCATGCCCGATACTCTCTCTGGGTCCAAGCGTCTGGACTGGCTGAAACGCCAGATGGACCAGGCCCTGGCTGATGTTGAGACCATCACCTCTCGCGCTGCTGATGAAGACAGAGAGCTGTCTGACTCTGAGCAGACCACCTGTGAAGCCAGACGCTCACGTATCGCTGAGCTGGAGCCTCAGATTCAGGTAGAGGCTGACCTGGCCAAGCGCAGCGCCACGTACCAGGACATGGTCTCGCACATCAGCACTGCTCCTGCTGTGGAGCGTAAGCATGCTGTAGAGCGCAGCCAGTCCACAGAGCTGGTTGAGTACCAGACCCCAGGTCAGTACCTGGTGGACTATCTCACCCGCTCTGAGAACCCACAGGCTAAGGCAAGGTTTGATCGGTACCACCAGCGTGCGCTGGACCACCAGACCACTGCCGAGAACCCTGGCCTGCTCCCAGTGCCCATCCTGGGACCTGTCTTCACCCAGCAGTCACAGCGGCGCCCAGCCATTGAAGCCACCACCAGGCGACCACTCCCTGGCCCTGGGAAGACGTTCCAGCGTCCCAGGATCACCCAGAACACTCTGGCTGGCCCTCAGTCTGCTGAGAAGGCAGAGCTGCCCAGTCGGAACATGGTGGTGGACCCTGTCACTGTCACCAAGTCCACCTTCGGTGGAGCTATCAACCTGAGCTGGCAGGACAGGGACTGGACAGACCCAGCGATTATGGATCTGCTGGTGTCAGACCTGGCTGCCTCCTACTTCCAGGAGACTGATAACGCCTTCTGTGCCTATTTCGCAGCGGCTGTGACCGCTACGGAAGCGCTGGCCACCCCTGATGGCCCTGGTCTGGTGGGAGCCATCTACGCAGCTACTGCCACCATCTTTGGTGCCACTAACGGAATGCCTGACACGCTGTGGGTAGCCCCTGATGTTTGGGGAGCTATCGGCGGACTCTCTGACACTACTGGGCGACAGTTGTTCCCCAGTGTGAACCCCAGTAATGCCCTGGGCACCATCTCTCCCACCAGCATGGCTGGGACTGTGGCTGGCATGAGGCTGGTGGTGGATAAGTACCTGCCGGCTGGCACTGCCATCCTGGGAGATTCCACGTACGTGGAGACGTACGAGACTGTCGGCGGGCAGGTCTCTGTGATGGAGCCCTCAGTGCTGGGCACCCAGATGGCCTTCTATGGCTATATCGCCTGGCTGGTCCTGGATCCGAACGCCTTTGTGAAGATCACTGGTGTGCCTGTCATCCCACTCGATAATGGTGGCGGTACCCCAGAGCCCACGAATGGTGGGAGCTACACAGGTAAGGCTGCTGCTAAGGCAGGTAGCTGAGATGGCACTGCCGACAGGGCTGAACTGGCCCACTGTGGATGAGTACAAAGACTGGGCCAGGATCAGAGACACATCGGATGATGTCGCTATCGATCAGGCCCTGTCGGCAGTCCAGGAAGCCATTGTGGCCAGGGCATCAGCTCTGGCCACAGCAGACTGCCCTACAGATGTCCAGTACGCCACTCTCCTCTGGACGAACAGGCTCCTGAGCAGGCGTAACAGCCCTGATGGAATCGTGGGAGTGGCAGACCTGGGAGTCGCCACCATCTCGAGACAGGACAGAGATGTGCTCCAGCTCCTGTCCCCCTGGCTGGATTCGGTGATTGCCTGATGGGCACCCTGGCCAGAGGAGAGGCAATCGCAGCAGACCTGGAGCTGCTGGGAGTGAGGGCCGTCCTGGACCCAGCGGTAGCCAGTCCTCCCTGTGTCCTCATCATTCCCCCGAATCTGACCTGGGACCAGATGTGCGCTGTGTCAGCCACCTGGCAGCTAGTGGCCATGGCTCCAGCAGCACTCACAGCAGACAGGACCTCCTGGGAACTTCTGGATGGGCTGGTGGACAATATAGCTAAGGCTGTGGATGCCAGAGACGCTCAGCTGGTGGCCTACACACTGAACGGTAAGCAATATCCCTCATACCTGATCACATTCCAGGAGAGCATCTGATGGCAGTAACAGAGAGCAGGCTGAAGACTGGAAAGCTGACCCTGGGTGGTACTCCTCCTGTGACTCCTCCAGGCCCTCCCACTGGTGGCACTGAATTCGCATGTCAAGCCACAAACGTGACCATCACTCCAGCGTTTAGTGAGGATGGAGACACGGTAGAGACCCTTTGTGGAGACACTGTCCTGGCCACCACGAAGACTGACTGGTCTCTCACTGGCACTTCCATTCAGGATTTTGACATTCCAGATTCGTTCATCAAATACACGTGGGACAACAACCTGACGGAAGTTCCCTTTGCCTGGCAGCCCAACGAGAATGCCACTGTGTTCTATGGTGTGGTGCAGGTCAGAGCTCTGACTGTCGGCGGAGATGTTAACGCCAGGATCACTGCTGATTTCGAGTGGCCCATTAATGGCCAGCCTGACGTTACCTGGCCCACAGTGGTGGGGGCTGACACTGAGGCTGACCAGCAGGAGGAGGAGCCAGAGGAGGAGCCAGAGCCCTCAGAAACTGATGAGTACGCTCAGGTGTGAGCTGGAAGGGGAGCAGGCTGTTAAGGCAGCTCTGAAGGAGACAGCTAAAGGTCTGGATGATCTGAAGCGGGCCAACCAGGACGCTGGGCAGGTAGTCCTGGCAGCAGCCAGAGGCAGAGCCCCCAGACGCTCAGGACGACTGGCAGCCTCAGGCCAGGCTGTTCCCAAAGAGAAGGCCGCAACAGTCACCTTCTCTGTTCCCTATGCAAACCCCATCCACTGGGGCTGGAGAGCCAGAAACATCAGGCCTCAGCCTTTCGCCTGGTCAGCAGCAGAAGCGACACAGCCTCTCTGGTTACGCAGGTACGAAGACAACATCCAGCAGCTAATCAAGGGAGCTGGTCTACATGGCTAGCCTTAGGGAGCGATACAGCGTCTCCTGGGACGATGGAGAGCCAGTAGAGGTTCACACCACAGTGAAAGACCTCATCACTGCTGCTGACATCCTCACTCCAGGGAAGGCCCAGAACATCATCCAACTGGAGACCATGCTGATTTACTGCGCTCTGCGTAGGACTGGCGTAGATGTCCCAGCGTACGATGACTGGATCCTGGTCCTGGACACCTATACGAAGCTGCCCACAGCAGTGGTGATAGAAGGCCCTACGCAACCGGCAGTTTTGCCGGGAGAGCAATTGCCGTCTCGTGTCTCACAGGAACAGATTGGCACACCTGGATTGACGGAGACGACGACAGAGCCCTCTGTACTGCTGAGCAATTCCTGATATCCAGCGGAAGGGCAAAGAGAGTCTGATGGCTACTTCCCTGGTAATCAATATCCTGGCAGACGCTGCTGATGCCAACAGGGCTCTCAAAGACACAGAGAAGCATGTTGGCGGCCTGGGTGATGCAGTTGGTAAGGCTGGTAAGGCCATGGCCCTGGGGGCAGCAGCTGGAGCTGCTGGTCTGGTGGCCCTGGGAGTGGATGCGTTCAATGCTGCTGCTGAATCCCAGAAGATAGCTCGAGAGACAGAGAGAGTCCTCAGGACGACAGGGGCTGCTGCCTGGACATCAGTGCCAGGTGTGGAGGCTCTAGCTCAGGCCCTCTCAGAGAAGACTGGTGTCGATGATGAGGTGATCCAGTCTGGTGCCAATCTGCTCCTCACATTCACAAATGTGAAGAATGCAGTGGGTGACGGAAATGACGTGTTTGACAGGGCCACACAGGCAGCTCTGGACATGTCTACCGCCCTGGGCACTGATATGTCAGGTGCCTCCATCCAGCTAGGTAAGGCGCTGAATGACCCAGTAAAGGGACTGACGGCCCTGGCCAAAGCTGGAGTCAGCTTCAGTGAGGATCAGAAGGAACAGATCAAACTGATGCAGGAATCTGGGGACCTTTTGGGTGCCCAGAAAATCATTTTGGGAGAGGTAGAGAAAGAATTTAAGGGGGCAGCGGAAGCTGCTGGCACTCCCTTTGACAAACTGAAGGTGGCAATCGGTAACTTTCAGGAGGATATGGGAGCGAAACTGGTCCCCGCGGTGATGGGAGCCTCAGAGCTGCTCCTGAACACTCTGGTCCCAGCTATTGAGAGTGCCACTTCATTCTTCTCCGAACATAATGCTCTGATCCAGGCCCTGGCCACCTCAGGGCTGGTGGCTCTCGCTGCGTCCTACGCTCATGTCATAGAGGCAAACGCCAGACTGGTAGCGCAGGGAGCCATAGAGTTCTTCACAAACCTGGGCAACCAGATCAAATATACTATCCAGTTCTTTCAGCTGGCGGTAGCAGAGGCAGGGTTCCTGAGAGGAGCCATGATCAGCCTCAGTACTACAGCCCTGCCAGCCACTGTGGCACTGGCTGCCCTGGCCGCTGTGGTCTACGGATTCGCATCCGCTGGTGAAGAAGGAGCTAAGGCTGCCGACAAATTCACCAACAGCCTGGACGTACCAACCGGCAATCTCAGTCGGCTCAGGTCAGCGCTTGACCAAAGCAACACCCACATTAAGGAACTGTCGAACCAGTTCCCCAACTGGACAGACAGGGCTTCTGAGATAGCTGATGTGGTGATTCCCTTCCATGATGTGGAGGGCTCAGCAGGAGATGCCAGAGGTGAGATAGAGAAGATCAGGGAGAGCATGACGAAGTGGCAGGAGACGCTGGATAAGTCTAACGCCACAGTAGACCTGACGATTAAGAAGCTCCAGGAGACAGCTGCTGCCTCTGGTGAGGCTGCTCCCAACGTGGATCAGCTGAGAGTGGGCCTGGAGAAGATCGCAGAAGCCAAGAAGATAGACCTGACTGCTCCTGGAGCCTCAGACCAGCTCCTGGCTCTGTTCAATGCCACCACGAAGACCAGCACAGGTGTCGTGAACCTCACTGATGCTCAGGAGAAGTTCAACGACGCCGCTGCCACTGCCAAAGATAAGACTGATGCCTACAAACAGTCACTGGATGCTCTGACTGGTGCCCACATGTCGGCAGCCCAGGCTGAGACCAATTACAGCCAGAATGGCCTGGACCTGCTGAAGACCCTTAGCTCCAATCAGGAAGCGATTAAGGGCATGACAGACCAGACTGATGCCAGTAAGGCATCCAGCCTGGCCCATGCCGCTGTGATCAACCAGAACAATAAGGCCATCCAGGACAATGTGAAGTCAGCCCTAGATCTGGCTAACGCTACGTTCCAGGAACAGCAGGGCACAGTAGGCCAGACAGAGGCTCTCAGAATCGCTTCCGCTGGGCTGAATCAGCACAGAGACCAACTGATAGCAGTCATGGTGCAGATGGGCTACACAGAAGCCCAGGCTAAGGCCTACATTGACCGACTGGGTCTGACACCAGCGAACATCAACACTCAGATGAACCTGGACAACAAACAGGCGAATCAGGCCATCAACGACACACACCAGCGTCTTGTCTCAGCAGCAGGTGTCTACACAGCCACCATCAACGCAGATACGAACCCAGCAGAGATAGCCATCAAAAAGATGATGGACCTGTTCAGGGGAGCTACGAATGAGGCCAGAGACAGAGCACTCCAGGGAACCAGATCTGTAGTCCCAGCTCCCCCTCCCCTGATGCCCATGCCAGTGGGAAGGGCAGCAGCAGAACCCCAGGCTGCTCCTACGTTCAATGTGACAGTGAACAGCACAGGCCTGGGGATCGACAGTCCTAGGCTCCAAAGGGACATTGTGGGAGCTCTCCAGCGCTACGCAGCCAGGCAGGGGCCAGTAGCAGGGCTGACACGCTAATGGCCTGGCCAGGAACCCCAGGAGGAGCCTACAGCCCCAACTGGGGAGGGCAGATCCAGCTCTATGTCTGGATCGCTATCGCTGCTGGATCGACCTTCAAATGGGGGCAGGCAACCACTGACCGCTGGGACGCGGGCAACGTCTGGGGAGGCAGTGTCGCTTCCCCAGCGCCACCAGCAGGCAGACTCTGGGTGGATGTCACCTGTGACGTTCGGAAGCTCGAGACCCACCTGGGGGGCTCCAGATCAGATGGAGCTCTCTCGAGACCAGAGGCTGGCACCTGTGACCTGATCCTGGCCGATCCAGAACGAATCTATGACCCCCTGAACCCAGACAGCCCCTGGCAGTACAGTGGCAGGTCTCGGCTGGCTCCTGGGACTCCCATTTGGGTCTGGGCTGAGACCCTGAAGACTTCCACGACAGTCGACACGTGGAGGATATTCACAGGCACTGTGGATAGCTGGCAGGAAGACTGGGCTCTCCACAAAGGGGACAGACAGGCCAAAGTGGTGGCCAGTGATGCCACAAAGACTCTCGTCAATATGGACTGGGGAGAGCAGCCTTCTCAGGGAGCTGGAGAGACAGTCACCCAGCGAATCCAGCGGATCCTGACCTATTATGGATACACAGGATCTACAAACCTGGATACCTCAGCCATCACACTCCAGGCCACCACTCTGGCCCAGTCAGCCTGGGAGCTGATAGGCAGATCCACAGATGATGAACTGGGGTTTGCCTGGTTCGACAGACTAGGTGTCCTCCAGTTCCGCAACAGAGACACCTGGAAGTCAGTCCCAGCCCCAGTGCTCACAGTGGGCTGTCCTGGAGGATATGACACTGTCGTAGACGCAGACGTAACCAGCGCTTCTGATGTGAGGAATGCCATCTACGCATCAAACACTGGAGGCACCCAGCAGGTAGCCAGATCAGAGCCCTCCATCTCTGGCTATGGGCTCAGAACCTACAAACGTACTGACCTGGGAATGCAGACAGATCCTCAGGCAGCGGCCTGGGCCAACTTCCTGCTCCAGCTCCAGGGCTACCCCAGAGCCCAGGTAGAGAAGGTCACTGTCAGGCCAGGGTTCGATCCCACCATCTGGCCAGCCCTCCTGGGCCTACGTCTGATCCAGGACCGAATCCGAGTCAACTGGCAGCCTCCAGGAGAGCCTCTGATTGATGGGATCGGCAGGCTTCTCTCAGTGGAACATCACATCAGCAGAAACAGCTGGGAAGTGGATCTAGGTCTGACGCTGGGTGACCTGTTCGCCAGGATCTTCCACTGGGGCCCACATCCAAACGACAGGCTCACCCAGGGCAACGTCTGGGTTTAGGAGGAGAGATGCCCTATAAGACCTTTGTGGCTGGGGAGGAGGCTCTGGCAGCAGACGCTAATAGTTACCTCATGTCTCAGACTGTTCCCAGGTTCACCAGCGCAGCCCAGAGAACCAGTCAGCTGACAGCCCCAGTCCTGAACCAGCTCAGCATCAGAGATGACAGGCCAGGAATCCTAGAAGGCTGGAACGGGAGTGCCTGGGTGGCAGTGACGCCTGGAGCAGAGCTGGCTTATGCGCAGATAACGGTACCGGTACCTATCACGAACACGTCGGCAGCAGGGGCCAATCTGGTGGTCGACGGCGGCACTCAGGCATATGATGGTGGTCCTGTCATCATTGAGTTCTATTCGGCAAATGTGCTGACGCCTTCAGCGGGAGCCCTTCACATAGCACTGTGGGATGGGGCCACCCCAGGGACAGATCTGGGCCTGTTGGCAACTAGTGCTGGTCAGATTTCGGCTCCAGTGCATGTCAGGCAGAGAATCACCCCCAGTGCAGGTAATCACAACTATCGGATAGCAGCCTGGGGCAGTGTTAGCGGGGGATCTGTCAGTGCAGGCACTGGGGCTGCTGGAGCACAAACCCCTGCATTCCTAAGAATAAGTAGGGCCTGACAATGAGAGAACTTACCTACTTCCCACTCCTGGAGTCATTCCCTAAGACATCACCCTATGGCTACAGGATAGATCCCATCACAGGAGCCCAGGGGGCATTCCACAGAGGTGTGGACTATGGGGCCCCTGATGGGGCAGAACTGATAGCTCCCTATGATGGCCAGGTGACCACAGGCTATGAGTCTGGTGGCGCTGGGAACTGGCTCTGGGTGGATGATGGGAACGGGAACCTGTTTAAGAGCTTCCATCACTCAGGATTCGCTGTGTCTGGTGGCTGGGTGGAGGCAGGCACAGTCCTGGCCTGGGTGGACAGCACAGGCTCTAGCACTGGCTCCCATGCCCATCTGGAGCTGTGGGAATGGGGACTGAACATAGACCCCACTGGCTACCTGGACAGGGCTCCCCTGTTCAATGGGGGATCACAGACGAATGAGGATGAGATGACTGAAGAAGACTGGAACCAGATGCGTATGATGCTGAACAACTTCATTGTTGGGAAGCTGGCTATGCACAGCACACCTGGGGTTCTGATGCAGGACACTCAGTGTCAGTTCGCTGTGGTGATGACTGGTGATGGGCCTAAGCGCTGGATTATGAGCTCAGGTGATGAGGTCATGATGGCGCAGAAAATCGGCCTTCTCGCTCCCCAGAAGCCTATGAATCCCCCAGAGCCCTGTCCCCAGGTTATGGATGTAAAGACACTGACCCAGGGCGAGAGAGACGTTCTGTACAGCTACCCAGTTCTCAGCTGATGTGCCGGCACTGTGGGAAAGACCACCCAGAAGGCGGTCACCTGGCCTATGAGGACTGGCCCTGGAGAGACATCATCTCCATAGAGCGCAGGTGGTTAGAGAAGAATCTCAGGAAGCCCAGGTGCACCATCTGCGGAGCTCCACTGCTGTGTGGCCAATCAAGTAGCCACTTCACCTGTGAGCGACTACTATCTGCGCTGGGATAGCTGAGCAGCAGGCCCCTGGGCAGCTCCCCCCTCACTCCCGGGAGCCCTTCCTGGCTCAGGGGCCTGCTGTGTGGTCTCGAGAGGGCCTGGAGCGAGACCGGATGGGTGGCAGTAGCCAAACGACTGCCCAGGCTGCCAGAGAGCAACCGGGAGCCTGCCGGAGTGATCAGGCCTGAGCCTCCAGCTCAGCCCAGGTGGTCTGCCAGAAGCTGACGATGGCATCTGCGTAGTCCTGGTCTACGCCGTCCAGAGCCCAGCTGAATCGCCGGATGCTGATTCGGCACCCCGATTCCCAGGCGTCTCTGGCTAGCTCAGTGAGAGCCTTCTTCTGATCCTCTGCCAGTTCCATCATCCGAACACCTCATCCATAGCGCTGGCAGCAGCAGCCCTGCCTTCATCCAGCAGTGACTGGTATAGGTCAGCAGTAGTCCTGATGCTCCTGTGGCCCACCACCTTAGAGACTGTCTCAAGTGGTACCCCAGCATCCAGCATCAGACTAACTGCTGTGTGCCGCAGCTTATGAGGATGCACGTGGGCTACGGAGACCGTCCTGGTTCGCAGCTCCTGGGCCAGAGTGCTCGGATCCACCAGGCCCTGCGAGGCTGTCAGGAATACATACTGCGCAGGCCCCAGGCCCATCTGCTGCCGCTCACGTTCCTGCCGCTGGCTGTGAGCTTCCAGCGCTGCGATGGCCAGTCTCGAGAGCCCCACAGTCCTCCTGGACTCAGCAGTCTTAGGCTCAGACTGGTAGTGGAGACTGGGCCTGGTGGCCAGGGTTCCCGCAATGGTTACAGCACTGTCGGTCAGGTCGATCCAGCGCAGACCCAGGGTCTCCCCCACTCTGAGTCCTGCTGTCATCATCAGGACGGCGGCTGCCTCATAGCGCCAGCCTTCTAGAGCCTCCAGCACAGCCTTAGCCTGTTCTCTGGTGAGACTGTCCACTGGCTTAGGCCTGCCCTTAGGGCCAGGTGATAGAGCTGCCACGTTACGCATTACGTAGTCGTGCTTCACAGCCCACTTAATCAGAGTGACCAGACAGGTTCTGATTTCCCTTCTGGTGGTCACAGCCAGACCCTTACGCTCCAGGCCCTGCTGCCAGCCATCTACGTCAGCCACAGTGAGACTGGTCAGGCGCCTGCTCCCCAGATCTGGGATGATGTGAGCGTGAACCCTGTTCTGGTAGGCCCTCAGGGTGCCGCTGGAGACCTGATGTCTGATGGAATCCAGCCACTCCTCTGCCACCTGCCTGACAGTGATGCTGTCCCTGGTGACCACCTGGAAGTCTGCCAGACCCACCTGAGCCTTATGGAGCTTCTCCAGACAGGCCTCCTTAGTCTTAGCCCGGATCCACTTCCTGTTTCTGGGCTTCCCGGGCTCAGAGGGCAGCTCTATTCGAACCTGCCACTCTCTCCTGGTTTCACTCCAACTGGGATGAGGGTTTCCCTTGGGGGCTCTCTGCCTGGGGCTCACCTGTGCTGCCTCCTAGTGTGACGGTATCCCTGCCTAGGATAGCAAGTTAGGGTTCCAAAGTCCATCCACTAGGGGATTTGTGGGTTGTCCATCATTTACCTAGGGACAGGCAGCGACACAGGAATACAGGTAGAAATCCCAGGTCAGAATACGTTTCAGTCCCCTGACCAGCACTGGCCACAGGGTCTCAAACCTAGCCTGACTGTGACTGTAGGGTCTCAGGATCAGGGCTCTGGGTCTGGGTCTGGGAGGATGTCTCCCTCAGCCAGGAGGAGCAGGCTCAGCAGCTGGCTGGGCTTCCTGAGAGCTATGTCCAGGGCCTGCTGCCAGTCATCTACTGCCAAGTAGGAGACATGCTCTGTGTCTATGTATTTCGCACAGATAATCATTCTCCCATCAGCTCCCTCAGCTCAGTCAGGACTCTCTTATGGTCCTCCACTAGGGGCCTAGTGAGGGCCACTCCCCTAGCTATGTCACTACCACATTCCTGGACTACAGCCACTCTGCGTTTGTCAATATCGATTAGCTCCCTCACCAGAGCATCTACCCTGTCCATATCAGATGGTGTCACTGCTGCCCACCCCTACGTCTGCGCATAGCATCTATCTTCCTGGCAGCCTTCACCCAGGTCTGCCTGATGTCTGTAGCATGATCCTCCTCCATCTCATCTCTGAGGGTCAGGCCCAGAGACTCCAGGAGTCCTGTAGTGCTGATTCCATTCTCCTCTGAGAATTCCTGCCAGGCACTGTGGGCTTCCTTCGAGAGGTAAGCATGCAGGGCCTGTCGGTCAGCGTTAGCTTCACTCCCCACTGGAGCCCTCCAGGATGAGGATTACACAGGGTCCCTCATCATCGTTGTACTCCACAGACAGAAGGGCCTGGCCCTCCTCAGTCAATACTGGGATGTCTCCTCCACTGGCCAGGAGGACAGCAGTAAGCTGGTCTAGTAGCTGCCTGAGGGTCACGGTTTAATACTCCTAAGAGATTCGATTAGGGCTGGTAACTGGTCAGCGTGAATCACTATGTCCTGGCTGACTGTCTGATGGTTGGAATTATGTCCTACAAACCTGAATACGATACGTTTCAGGCCCTTAGCAGAGACCTGGCTTTCTGCCCACAGCTCTAACAGATGGAAGGCATCTGGTGATATGACTAGGTCTACCTCTGGTAGGTCCTCATACTTCCTAGCCATCTACGTTTCTCCCTGGTCTCTGAGCTGCCAGGCCTATCCAGTAGAGGATTCGCCACACTATTCGTTCTAAGAGTGTCACTCCTTAATTCTCCTGATGAATTCTATTCGGTAACTGGTCCTGGCTAGTCCCTCTCCTCTGGTGGCCTGGTATCCCTCTGGGTACTCATACCTTCTGTAGCCACCCAGGGTCCCTGTACGTCTGTTGATGACATCTATTCGTCTGGTGGTGCATTCCTGGCAGACCAGAATGAACTGATAGAAGTGGCCCTGGTCCTGTCCTGGGCCTAGCCTCCAGGTGTGCCCAAACGTACGACAGTAGAGAAAAGGGTCCTGGTACTCCTGAGGGACCTTCTTAGTCCTGGCCATCTGGTCCCTCTAGGGCATCTGCTGCCACTCTGAGACGTTTGGCTTCTGCCTCCAGATGGTCAGCCTGGATTCTGAGGGCCACAGCCTTCTCCTCATTATCGTCGGCTCTGGCCCTCATGAGTGCTCCCAGATGGGAGGGAGCTGGCCCTAGGGACCTGGGCCTGCCCTGCTTCCTGGGGACCTTAGGAGGAGGCTCTATAGGAGCCTCCTCAGTGTCTACGTTGTAGTTGTCTCTGACCCATCGTCTCGCTTTATCTCTGGCAGTCCACTCAGTGGCGTACTCTCTGTCAAAGACAATATTCCCCTGGTCATCTATGAGACGTATGCTCCACCTTCCGTCCCTCATTTGGGTCAGGTGGACATCTAGTCCTGCCTTCTCTGCATTAGATGCTCTGGCCATCCAGCCTACGCTCCCTTCCTGAAGGCGTCTGAAGACTGGTCCTGCTACTAGCAACGTAGCAGACCAGGATTTCTCAGCAACTAGTCAGAGAGGTTTTCCTGGGATTTGCCTATATTCCACCACTCAGTGTGGCGAACAGACCTAGCCCTGCCACATATCAGTATATTCTGATCTGGCTAGGTCACCCTGAGCATCCATCATGGGCCAGGCAGGGCAATTGACCTGGGTTTCTGTCTGCGCTAACGATGGGAAGACAGAAAGTCAAATCCTGGTGACCAGGACACAGAGCTGGCCAGTGTGACCGTACACAGCCAGTGTCATACGTGACGCCCATTAGGCTCCTCAGCAGTGCCAGCTGCTGGGATTCCTGGCTGTGTACTGGTCACCCTTATCCCTAAGGGAGTGATATGGCTCACAGGCCATATGCGAACAGTGGTCTGCCTTCCGTTACTCAGGTTCTCTCACTGCTGTCTGCTCCAGGCCTGTCCTGGGGTGCTGCCAGGGAGACTGCTAGGTACGCAGTCCACCATCTGGACCAGTGGCAGGACCTGAGACCAGATGATGCAGTGGACACCTTATACCGCCATCACAGAGGAGTGTGGGATCACAGAGCAATGTTGGGCACAGCCCTGCATCAGATAAACGCTGAGTGGTGCCAGGGCCACACAGTGAGAGTCATTGATGTGATCCAGGAACTGAGGGCTGGTTCCAGGCTTTGGAGACAGAAGCCTGAGACAGACATCTACGCAGACCTGCTGCCGATGGCTGATGGTCTGGCCAGGGTCTGGGAACGTCTCCAGCCTGAGACCCTCTCCTGGGAGCAGTGTGTTCGGTACCAGTACCCAGGCCTCGCGTACGTAGGCACCACAGACTGGAGGGCTGTCGTTGATGGAGAGCCCTTCCTGCTGGATCTGAAGACCACTGGGAACACAAAGCTGGGGGCTGGCAAATACTGGGACCAGTGGCGTCTCCAGCTGGCTGCCTATCGGTATTGCACAGAGGCAGTCATCTATGAGGGCCTGGAGGAGAAGGGCACCATAGAGCTACCAGGGGTAGCAGGCTGTGCCATTGTCCATCTCTATGGTGATGGACAGTTCCAAATTGATGGCATCCAGGCTGGGCCTGCTGAGCATGAAATCTTTCTGGCCCTGCGTAAGGCCTACGCCTGGCGTAAGGAAGCTGAGAAGACTCCTGGTGTGGATGCTCCCATCATTGTGGGGTCTGTGGCATGAGTTTTGACACCACTCACGCTGGGATGATTCGGAGGAGTAACTACCTGATGCGTCACAATTTCCTTTCCTGCGAGGACTGTGGACAGCAATTACGCCACCTTCCTGGAGATGTTGTTTCGCATGTCTGCCCTATTGGGTTTGACAGTTTCGTCGGCCGAGAGGATGTGGCGTGAGCGTGAGAGACCTTCTGGAGAAGACACAGCCCTACACACCAATCAGAGACCTTACTGCCCAGGCCCAGGCTGACCCTGTGGTCCTGAACCTGACAGTAGAGGGCCTGGGTGGCATCTCTGACTACTCTCTACGTATTGAGATTCCTGCCTTTGATGACTATATCAGGCAGGTAGCCAACATCATTCACCAGGTCAATTATATGGCCTTCTCTTTGGACTGGGAGGAGGCTCCACCAGATGACAAACCAGCCGAATGAAGGATTCCTTCCAGAACCTGGTGATGTGGTGGACCTAGAGCACCGACGATACCTGGTGCGTCGCTCCAGCACTGATCTGACCACCTATGTGGGAGGCATGCCCAACGATTTGAAGCTGACCTTCTATCTGGTGGACATCACAGATACAGAATCCAACGTGGATGAACTGATCCTGAGGGAGACACTGTGAGCCTCCAGGCTGTGGGCCTGGTTCCTGTTCCACTCAGGGAACAGATGGATCTCATTAAGCGAACAGTGGCTAAGGGTGCCTCTGATCTAGAGCTGGAACTGTTCGTGAAACAGTGTGAACGTACAGGCCTAGACCCCTTTGCCAGGCAGATTTACGCTATTAAGCGCTGGGATTCCACCCTGGGAACAGAGGTGATGCAGACCCAGGTCTCCATTGATGGCCTGAGAACACTGGCTGCTGACACTGGGGAGATGGCCGGCCAGGAGGACCCTCTCTGGTGTGGCCCAGATGGGAACTGGAGAGATGTCTGGCTAGGACAGGACCCTCCCAGGGCAGCGAAGGTGACTGTCTACCGTAGCCCTCTGGGCTCTGTGAGGCTGGCCAGGTTCACTGGTGTGGCCCTGTATGACAGCTATTGCCAGACCAGGAAGGATGGCAGGCCTACCAGGATGTGGGAACAGATGGGACCTGAGATGCTGGCCAAATGTGCAGAAGCGCTGGCTCTGCGTAAAGCCTTCCCTCAGAGGCTGTCTGGGCTCTACACATCCGATGAGATGGGACAGGCCACCAACACATCCTCGGATTCTCAGTACAAATTTGATAGCGCCACAGAAGGCCGCCGGATAGAACAGAAAGCCCCTGATGGTGCATCCCCCATTCTCGAGGCTCCCAGGCCCTCAGAAGGCCCCACAGGCCCCTCTCACGAGACGCAGGCAGGCATGAGAAGCAGGGTCAGTCAGGCCCTGGGGAGGCTGACCGCAGCGCAGAGAAGCTGGGTGCTGGAGCAGGCAGATAACACTCTGAAGCTGCCCCTCCCAGATGAGGCAGGTGACGGCAAGTTCGGCCCTGATGTCGCCAATAAGTGGCTGGAGCTCTGCAGGGAGGCAACTGATGCCACCTAGGACCCCTGGTGCCTATGCCAGAGCTAAGGGCCAGGCTGCTGAACAGGCAGTGGCCAGGTACCTCCAGTCAGCTGGCTATCCCCTGGCCTGCACTGCCCGAGCTGCCTCTGGAGGGATGCAGTTTGGTGAGGACATCCTGGGAGTGCCAGGGGTTTCCCTGGAGGTCAAGAATCGCAGGGACCTGGACATGTCTGCGTCTCTGCGTCAGGCAGCCATCCAGGGTGGACCCAACAAAATCGCTGTCGTGATCATCAAACCAGTGGGAGTGGGCCTGGATTCTGTCGGGGACTGGTGGGCTCTCTCCTACGTCCGGCACCAGGTACCGCTGTGGCCTAAGGAGGGTCAGCTATGAGCGTAGAGGTTTACCAGTGGGTGACTGTCATCCTGTTGGTTGCTATCCTGCTGGCTCTGCTCATCAGGCGTATCTGATGCCCGATAAGCATCGCAGCTGGCAATTCCTGTCGCTCTCCAGGGGACCCATGCCAGACATCTCCGCTATCGTCTGTGAACCCTGTGGATGCGCGTCAGGTTATGGTCTGCCGCCTTCAGTGCAGGAGTGTCCCTGTGAGTGCCATGACACAGCCAGGCTCTGGTGGTCCATGAGACCCTGGAGGGCTGATGACTAGGCATCACAGGGTCACCAGGGAAGACCTGATCAGGGAGTACGACAGGCTCATGAGGCAGTTGGTGGTGGCTGGCTCTGAGCCTGTCGTCTCTGATGCTGTCCTCGATTGCTTCACAGACCTGGAGCTGGGACAGCTGGTCAGGGATTCGGCTCTGAGGCTGGTGCAGATCAGGAGGCTGGAGACATGACCCCTGATCCTGAGACCATGGAATCTGCTGTGCTCCAGGCCATGGTGGTCAGGGCCCAGGATGGGCTGTCTTCCGCTTCTATCAGGCAACTGGCTAGGGCCACTGGCCTTACTAGGCAGAAGGTAACCAACATCACACAGCGTCTGGTGGACACTGGGCAGATTTCGGTTTCACAGAAGTCAGATGGGAAGTCTTCCATCGTCTGGCGTATTACTGAAGCGCATTCCACCAGTATTAAAGTGGCCAATACGGTGGCCCACAATGCGGAAGAGGGCTTTGGTAACGCCGTTCCTACTATGCCCTTTCAACTACTACCCCCTTCGGGGGTAGGTAGTAGTTGGTTTGAGCTGGTCAGCAGAGAGCTCACCCGGGCATTTTCAGACGCTGCCAGTGGACGGATTTCTGTGGAGTGCAGGAAGTGTGCTGACACTGGCTACTTTCTGGAGAAGGTGTCAGAGGAGTATTCCAGGGACTGGTTAAAGACCTGCGAGTGTGAGGCTGGGCAGTGGAAGGTGATACCAGACGCTCCCGACTACTTGCCTCCTTCAGCGCTGGGTTTGTGCCTTATGTGTGAGAACACAGGATGGGTCATGGTCTCAGGACAGGCCCAACGTTGCTATTCGTGCAGGAAGACATTCGCATGAACCACAGACCAGAGCTGAGCACTCAGAGGTGGAGGACGCTCAGGAAACTGATCCTGGAACGTGACAACTATGTCTGCTGGATGTGCGGTAACAGAGCTAACCAGGTGGATCACCTAGTGCCGCCACCTGTGGGGACAGACGCTCCAGAGAACCTGGCTGCTGCCTGTGGCCCGTGCAATAACAGGAAGCATGACAGGTATGTAGATCTGCCAGTGCTTACGATTCAATGGTGATAGGAGTCATTATGTCTGTGATCTGGGAGGATCCTCCCCCTACTGCGTCTCGTGCTGAGAGGTTTGGTCGGGAGCCGTCTCCTCTGCGTAAAGAGACGGATGAGATGCTGGACACTCTGCGTCAGAGCCAGGGCAAGTGGGCCAGGATGTGGGACATGGAGTCAAAGGATGAAGCCAGGAAGCGCAGCAATTACGCTGGGCAGAAGGGGTTCTCCTTCGCTGTACGTGAGACCCAGTACGGTTGGTCTGTGTTCGGTCGCTACAACGGAGAACCAGACCCTGAGCCTGAGCCTGTACCACAGCCTGAACCTCAGCCTGTGCCAGACCCTAGCCCTGAGGCTGTGCGAGAGCCTACGTTTTCCGAATGATGGGCCTGGGCTCTATCGCTGCCTCTACTGCTCACAGCACTGGCAGGAAGTACTGATAGGTAACAGAGTCTGCTATCAGGCCATAGCTCCTCACAGCTCTGTGATGTGCGGTACCAGCGGAGGAGTCAGGCTAGGTAGCTGCGTAATGGTGCCTAGCTAGGCATGAGCAGGTGACAGAGCCAGGTATCACTGCTGAGCCTGGACTACTGAGCCTGTTCCTGGATGGGGTCACTGCGTCACTGGATGGGCTGGCGGCCCGGCGCAGTGACCCCACTAAGGAAGTGACACTAGTGCCACATTACCTAGAGCCTGGGACAGACAGCAGGCAGATCAAGCCCCTGGATGTGCAGGCGGAATGCGTAGTAGACGAATGGGTGATAGAAGATAAATGGTCTTGGTTAGAATATAACCAGGAAATAATTAAAGCGGGGGGATTAGAAGTAAGGGGTGGTTTTTTAGAGGAGATAGAGGCTGGAGGAT